GATATTTTTTTTTACCTCCCATAAAAATAAGCTTCCCCATCAACCATTTTTAATCGGTACAGTGTCTAAAAAAATAATCAGATTATACACCGTACTATTTTGGTTGATGAGAAAGCTTATGTTAATGGGCGGGTTTATGCGGTTGCGTTTTAATTATTTATTTTTTCAATTTTCTTTCCTCCCCTGCCCACGAATAATGAGATTTAGTTATTTTTTATTTTTTCGATGGAATGGAGCATTAATAGAGCTTCTCTAAAAACCTCATTATAATTATCCCCATAACAAAGAAATTCGCCTGTTTCTTGAACGTAAGCACAATAGCCGCCGTGTTCATGTTGCACAACTACGTTTAAAATAATAAACCACCTCCAAGAATAAGAATTATTGCTATTGCCGCAGCTATTATAGCGAAAACTTTAGCAATAGTGTAGAGTACGTTTCTTGCTTTTCTATAGTTTTGTAACTCTTCTCTTAGCTCTTTAATTAACTTGCACTTTTCTTCATCGTAATTGTTCATAATTTATCCTTTCTAAATAATGGTTATTCGTGGGCTAATTTTATTATACTATAATATATAAAATATTTCAATACTATAATAATAATTTTATTGCATTTTCAAATTTAATTTTTACCTCCATATTTATAAAACGCATATTACCTAGTTTGTATTGATCTATAATCCATTTTAACACCGAATTTTTCTTTCCCCTTGTTAACATTGTATTTTCTGTATGGTCTTCTTTAGTTAATGCAAATATAAGTTTTTTGTAATTATCTATTTTATTAGTAACATAGCATATTCCCTTTTTACTGTTGGCTATTATTCCAAAAGAATCATTATTATATAAAATAGTACAATAATAGTTTCCACTTATATTTTTATCTATAAAATTATAATTGTCTTCAATATAATTACCGTCCTTTGCATATGAACCGTAATATGTATTATTTATCATTTCTAGAAATTTACATTTTTCTTTTTTATTTTTTAATTCTTTATCACTACTAGCCCAATAAAATAATACATTTTTAGAAGTCCATATTACATTACGTTTTTGAGGGGGTATATTAAATGCAGGGTGTAAATGGTATGGATTATAAAAAGATGTATTATTTCCTAAAAGAAAAGTAATAACTCTATCTTCTTCACGGTCAATAGTGTGATATATAGATAATAGGAGATCAGGCTCTTTAAATCCATTAACATAATTACGTTGTTGTTTTTCTTCTAGTGTGTATTCATCAAATATTATATACTTTACTTTCGGAAATGATCGTAATTTTATTTTTGGAGCTTCGGATAATGCAAGACAATAACCTAATAATCTTGTCTCACCCGAGTTATTAATATAAAATTCGTCCGTAGTAAAATGTGTTTCTAAAGTTTTAAATTCGTTGATAAGAACCTTTTGTAGAGCTTGTTTAAAAATACCATCCTTTTTTTCCGATTGTGTGCGAATAATATAAACAAATTCAGTTTCATTCTTTTTACAAGAATTAATTATAAATTTAAGTGTTGAATACGTTTTTCCAATTGATCTTTCACCATTTATAAAAATAAAATTTCTTTGATATGGTAAAAATCTTTCAATATTAATATACATAAAATTAAGGTATAGAATTTCTATTTTTTAGTTATCAAACCTAAACAAAGAATTGCAGATTTTACCCTGTGATACCAATCTTTGAAAAAACAGATTAAATCCTATACCTTTACCTCCTATTCTATCATTCTTTCAAGGTAAAGTCAATATCTAAAAGTACGATACCACCCTTTACTCTTTTTTGTTGTAATTTTCCTTTAAAATGGTTTCCAAAAGAGAAATTGTTAAATGTTACATATTTATGACAAGCTTCTGGCATTCCAGCACAAGTTATTTTTAAGTTATCTTTTATTTTTTCAATATAACATTTTTGCCTTAAAAATTTAGCTTGATTAAATGTATCCTCTAATTTCCATGCCCCTAATTTAGTTGGATGTATTTCTATTTCTTTAGGAATATCTGTTCCTAATAAATGTAGTGAGTCGGTATCTGCATAAATAAATCTATCATATAATTTTTGTGCTGAAGAAATTGTTTTCTTTCTTGCATAAGCCGTAATAAATGTTGCCATAGGTATATAAATAGGTGTTCTATTTTCTGGCAGCCCTATTTCATACTTAACTAAACCGTCTGAATAGTACGGTAATTTTGCTTTAATAGTAGGATTAAGCCCAAATTTTCCATATAATGCATTTAACATAAGTTTTGCAAGCGTTCTCATACCAGCGTTATTTTCTTTTGTAGCTTTTTCTTTAACGCTATACCATTTATCAATGTAATCATTAAATAAATTTTTTGAGCTTCTGAATTTCCAACCACATAGATATTCTAAATTATATACGTTATAATGTTTTAAAAATATATCTAAATCTATAGATGTTAAACAAAGTGTTACCATTTCATCACCTGATGATTCTATATATTCATTTACTTTAAATATAGATAAATTTTTTAATTGGATTGTTGGAATAAACCCTTTTTTTATTTCAAATTGACATCTTATCATTTGAACATATAAATTGTATATTCTATCATTTTTATATTCACCCTCATAATATATGCCCTCACCTAATGGCAATGATTCATATCTCATTACCGAGGGATAAAGACTATTTACATCAAAAACTAAACCGTCTTTAATAATTTTACCCTTAAATTTCGGGTTTACATATGTAAATCCGCCTCTATATGATTGTCTTATGTCTTTATCATAATCCGGAGGGGGGAACCATTTTTTAAAATTTTTTGTGCCTATTGTTTTTTTATAATCATTTAATGCATTTGAGCCTTGTGTCATTTTTGTATGCCCCTCATCAAATAAAATTTTTAAAGCTTTTGCAACAATAGTGACATCGTTTTTTAAATAGTCCACTTCATTTTTTGTTAAAATATGTCCGATCTCTCTTTTTTCATTATAATCAATAGTAAGTTTCTTATCTTTAATTCCAAACATTTTAGGTAAAGATTCCACTTTAAATGGCAGTATTTTTAAACTATCAATAATTTTTATTATATTATTATTATAACAAATTTCCATTGAATAAAACACACCTTTATCAGAAATTAAAGTAGTAAATTCTTTTTTATCGGGATGTCTTGTTTTTGTATGTATAAAACCATTTTCAAATAACCAATATAATATAAATTCACCATCAAATTTTAAGTTATGAAAATATATAGTAGCTTTATTTATATTTAATATTTTTTCCATAAAATCATTAATATTATTTGTATATATAAAAGATTGTGTATAAATATTGATAAGACCTGCCGCCCACACCCTACAATCATTTTTATCTGTTGTAGTTTCAAAATCCGCGCAAAACTTCTGATTCAATATTTTTTTCCCTTAAAAAATCAATCCAATAATTTAGGGTTTCTTCGGCAACAATATTATAATCATTTGTAGGTAACGAAGTAAACTGGATTTGAAGTTGTGGTGAGTATGAAGCACCCTCTATAAGGGTATCTATATCTAAATCATTTATTAAGTCAATTAATATTTGTTGGTAGGGGTGATCTGCTAGATTACGTTTAATACTATCTATATAATTTTTTTTATAAAGTTTTATTTTTTCATCTAAATAAGACACACTTAATGTTTTTTCTAAAAAAGTTTCAAATCGTCTAAATTCCTCTAAACTTCTTTTGTTAAAATTTAAATTATAGTTCCTTATATTATTTTTTTCAACCAATCCCATAGTTCCACGTTCTGTTGATGGTGAAATTTTATTACGTTCTATGGTGTTTCTTCTATTTAAAGTACGTAATTTTATAACCGCTTCGTTAAATTCCCATTCTGTAATAAAATAACCACTATCAGAGCGTTTTAATTCTTCTGACCCTTTTCTAAAAAATCTTTCATATGATTTTATAGTCCTATTAAAATCTTGTCGTTTAGTTATTGATCTTAAATCTTTTGTGTTTATTCTTTCGGGATAAAAATTAGATAATTCCGGATTTGCTTTTGTTAACCTTGTTATTTTTGAATTAAATCTTCTTGCGACATTTGCTATCCGTTCAAAATCTTTTTTTCTCCATCTAATATTGCTAGTTTTGGGCATACCTGTTCACCTTTTTCATTTAAAATATAAAACCCTCTTTTTTCCGTTCTTTTATAAAGAGATATATCAGCTATGCAATTTATATCACTATTTAACTTAATTTTATTTTTTAAAATTTGATAAATATATAGTCTATATTTATTTCTATCTCTTAAAAATATTTTTTTGTATAAATTCGAGCTAAAGAAGAACGTTAGATTTGACGACTTAACTGCATATGTTGATTCTTTTAAATTATAATATACACCGCCAACAGTTTTCAAAAAAATCACCTCACAAAAACCCTCCCACCCTCCACTTTAAATTATTTAACCATATTTAAGGTTAGCATAGAATTTACACCTTTTGTAATTTGTTTTACCTCAATTTTAATTGAATGAGCCCATGTAGAGGGTGTGCCCTTTACATTAAAAATTTTCTTAATGGCTGAAAAAATACCTAGAGATACACATTGATACCCCTCACCCTTATCATCAATTAAAACAATTCTAGGTGCTTTATTAACTTCCCCTGTTTCTTTATTTACACAATCAACAATCTCACAAAAAACATCTTTTATACTAATCGTTTTATTAATAAAGTCTTTAAGTCTATATTTAGGGTTGTTCATTACATTAAAGAGAAGAATTTCTTCATCTTCTGTATTAGGTGTAAATGAACAATATTGAACATTACGTTCCGTGCTTAATTCAGCGATCATTTTTTCGTTATCGTCATGAACAACCATATTATTCTCCATAATTAATATCCTCCATACTATTAGTTTCTATAGCTAAATTTACAAAATCTTCCATATTAACCTCTAGTGTTACAATTTCTTCATGCTGGTCAATTAATGTATAACCCTTATTGAAATAATTGTTAATAGATCGTTTCGTTAGTTTTTCCCCCCAGCAAGAAATAATTTTATTATCAAGTATTTCAATGGTATTATTAGTGTTTTTAATTTTAGCAAACGTATATTGGTAGTGTGTAATTCTTCTTCTAATTTTTTTCATTTTTTCTAACCTTTCCTATATTTTATTATCAAACGCGCCTTTGATAATTTTATTATAACCCCACCTACAAAAAAAGTCAACAAAAATTTTTAAAAATTTTTTATATTTTTGTTTTTTAATGTTGACATATGACAAGTTAAGGTATATTATAAATATAAAAGGAGGTGTGAATAATGAATTTTGATTTAATTCTTCAATTAATATCTTCTTTAGGATTTCCTATTGTTATGTGTATTATATTAATTATATTTATTAAATATATGATTGATACTCATAGGTCAGAACGTAAGGATGTAACAGAACGGTATGCAATTTTAATAGAAGATCTTACAAAAGTAATTTCAAATAATACAAATATGATTTCTAAAATAAATGAAAAAATAGATATTCAAAGGGAGATTGAATTAAGAAAATGAAAGTGTATTTAGACGCAGGACATGGAGGGAAAGATAGTGGGGCTGTAGGAAACGGAGAAACAGAAGCAAACAATGCGCTCACTCTTGCCCTTAAAGTAAATGAAGAAATGAATAAACGCGGTCATGTTACTATGATGTCGAGAATGAGTGATGTTTATCCTCCGTCTAACTCGGCTTCTCAAAGTGAATCACTTAATTATCGTGCTGAATCGGCGAATAATTTTGGGGCTGATGTATTTATATCGTTTCATATGAATGCTTATGATGATACATCAGCAAATGGAATTGAAGTATTGTATGGTAGAAATTCTTCACGAAAATCCCGCGATATAGCGGCAAAAATGTGTGACGCTATTGCGACCGTAGGTTTTAGAAATAGAGGTAGTAAAAAGCAGGGTGCTACTGTATTAGAAAAAACTACTATGCCAGCCGTTACTTTAGAAAATGGTTTTATAACTAATATAGGTGATCTTAATACATATAAAAATAATATAATTTCTATTGCTAATATTATTTGTGATGTGTTAGAATCATTTTTTGGAAAAGGTAATGTTCCCGAAAAACCTACAACACCTACAGAACCACAACCCTCTAATGTTGCTACTGTTATATATAGAACGTATTTTAATACACAACAAAATACAATAGGTGAGGGTGAAAACGTTACTGTAATTGAAAATGAAAATGGTTCGGATTTTGTACGTGTACAGAGGTCAAACGGTGAAATAGGTGTAATTATAAGAAAGGCGTTAAAATTATGATAGAACAAAGTAGAATAAAATCACCTATTTTTTGGATAGGAGCTATATCGGCAGTTTACGAAGCCTTTGTTGGTGCTGGTGTGAGTGCCGGAGTTGAATTTCCATGGTGGATTGGTGCTATCGCTACCGCTCTTGGTGCATTCCTTATTTATGCAACAGGGAATAATCCATCACTTAAATCATACTAATAATGGCTTGGATAATAGGTCAAAATAATGAATATTTTGATCTTGAAAAAATGCAACCTAACGCCATAGAAGTTTGGAATTTTTATGGTGGTAGGGGGTGGACTTTAAACGCTGTAGCTGGTTTACTTGGAAACATGCAACGCGAATCAACGTTAAATCCTGCATTAATTGAAATTGGCGGAACAGGTCATGGTTTAGTACAATGGACACCTCCAACTGATTTATATAATGTTTTAGATGTTTTATATGGCAACCATGATGATTGGGAAAATCCAGATAAACAATGTAATGTTATATGGGCAGAATATGAAGAATCTACAGGAATTGCCGATCGTGGAATTGAACCACAATGGTATAAACGTGGAAAATGGCAATATACATGGGATGAGTGGGCGCATTCAAACGATTATGTTGGTGATCTTGCGCTTGCGTTTTGTTGGGAGTATGAAAGACCTGGTGTACCAGCTGAAGAAGAGCGCGTAAAAAATGCTATTTATTGGTACACGTTTTTAAATGGAACCCCACCTATTACCCCTACAAAATCCATGCCGTGGTGGTTTTGGAATAAAAGATTAATATAAAAGGAGATAAAAACAAATGAAATTTTTTAGAAGAAAATACCTAAATGATTATCTAAAGTATTTAACTGAACATTATCAAATGGGTGAAGATGATTTGGATAAAATCATTGCCATTAAAGAAGTAATAGATAAGTACGGTGAAAAAATTAATGGTTATAATGATGATAGTGACGATGAATTTTTTGAAGTCGTAGAAGATACCACAGATTGGAAAACTAAATATGAAGATTTGAAGAATAAATATAGGGAACGTTTTTTTGAAGTATCAGATAAACGTTATGATGATGATGAAGATAAAGAATCTGAAAATATAGAAGATTACGATGATGTTACCATTGAAGATGTTCTTTATGAAGAAAATAAGGAGGAAAAATAATGCCTACTATTCCTAAAAAAACAACTAATATTACTGCCAAAAATAGCTCAAAGGTTCTAAACTCTATTAAAAATGAGTTAGATAGTTCCTATCGCGATATGGTACCTTATGCCATTAACGAGGGAGACGTAATGCCTAATGGTGCGCGTGCGACTAAAGACGACGCTATACGTTCATTGCGTGCTATTGGTAACGTTTTGCTTGAGTATCAACCCCTACAGAACGCTTTTTTATCTGCTCTTGTAAATAGAATCGCAAAAGTTGTTGTTACTTCTAGACTTTATGAAAATCCTTGGGCTGGGTTTAAAAAAGGTGTACTTGAATACGGAGAAACGATTGAAGAAATTTTTGTACAGCTTGCTGACCCCTATCAATACGATCCGGTAAAAGCCGAAACAGAAGTATTCAAACGTAGAATACCGAATGTAAAAGCCGCATTCCATTCTATGAATTATCAGAAATATTATCCTACTACTGTAAGCAGGGAACAACTTCGTCAAGCTTTTCTTTCTTATGAAAGTGTAAGCGATCTTATTAATCGTATCATTGAACAGATTTATACGGGTGCTAACTATGATGAGTTCATTGTTATGAAATATATGATTGCTAAAGAAGCCCTTAATGGTAATATTTATGCTGTTAATATTGAAACACCTACAGCCGATAATGCAAGGTCTATTACCTCTCAAATGGTTACATATGCAAAAAATCTTGGTTTTATGTCAAACACCTTTAATAGTAGTGGTGTAATGACATACAGCGATATTACATCTTTATATATGATACTTACTACCGAAATTAGCTCTATTTTTGATGTAGAGGTTCTTGCACTTTCGTTTAATATGAATAAGGCAGAATTGCTTGGAAGACAAATTTATGTTGACGGTTTCGGCTCTTTTGATAATGATAGATTGTCATTAATTTTTGCTGATGACCCTTATACTTCCTTTACACCCTTTTCGGAAGCTGAATTAAGTGAATTGTCAAATATTCAAGGGTTGATGGTTGACAAAGACTGGTTTATGATTTACGATAATCTTTATAATACAACGGAAATCTATAACCCTCAAGGGTTGTACTGGAATTACTTTTATCATGTGTGGAAAACGTTTAGCACGTCACCATTTTCTAATGCAATCCTATTTACGTCTTCAACACCATCAATTACAAGTGTTAGTGTAACACCTAATACACAGGCTATACAAAAAGGACAGTCCTATAAATTTACTGCAAATGTGGTAAATACAGGGCTTGCACCTAAAAATGTTACATGGACACTTACCGGAACAGAAACTGTTACATCTACTGTAGATGGAACGGGAAATGTTACTATTGCAAGTGATGAAGCAAATACAACGCTTACTCTTACAGCAACATCCACATTTGATGTCGAGAAGAAAGGAACAGCTACAATTAGTGTAGGTTCGTGATATGGCAATTACTTCATTTTCCCCACTTACAAATGTTAGAATATTGTCTAATGTTTCGTTAGATACAAGTTACTCTGATACACTCTATTTTACGAGTGTATCAGAGCAAACTTCGTTTTTCACAAACAAAACAAAATATAGTTTTTCTAATGTTTCTCCTGTAAGAATCCCTAATTCTATACGTTTAGACATAGTTTCTGATAATCTTTATGATTGTAATTATATTATGTTTCAAAATGCAAATTATAATTCAAAATGGTTTTATGGATTTATAACTCAAATCGAATGGATTAATGTTAATGCTTGTATAGTTACGTATGAGATAGACCCTATACAAACATGGTTTTTTGATATGAAAATAAATGAATGTATGGTTGAGCGTGAGCATTCAGCGACTGATGAAGTAGGTGATAATTTAGTCCCTGAACCGATAGATTGTAATGAATATGTTTTAGAAACAGGAATTATACCTAATGAATTTAACGATTATAGCGGAGTTGTTTTAAGCACCTATAATAGCGATTTTTATAGTGCACCTAGAGGTGTATTTGCTGGTACTTTTACAGGTGGATATGTTTATTATGCTTCTTTATCTAGAACAAATGAAAAAGGCGAACCATATATTTTACAGTTAGTTGATGAAATTGTAGCAGCAGGGCAGCAAGACACTATTATAGCGACTTTTATAATGCCTACCGCTTTTTTGCCCACACCACCAGTTACTAATTATGTAACATCACCTATTGTAAAAAATTTTACCTTTCAAAAGTTTTATAGCGCAATAGGGAATTATATACCGCGCAATAAAAAATTATATACATACCCCTATGACTTTTTATTCGTAACAAGTGGAAGCGGTGGTTCTAAAGTTTATCGCTTTGAATATTTTGAAAACAAAAGTGCGTATTTTAATCACGATTTTAGAATACAAGCAAGTGTGTCCGCAAATTGTGAAGTTATAGAATATCCACTTAACTATAATAGTCAGCAACAAAATACTGATGAATCTCTAATTATTAGTGGATTTCCCCAATTTGCATGGAATATTGACACTTATAAAGCTTGGGTTGCTCAAAATTCATCTTCTTATAATTTAAGTGTATTACAGTCAACAATTGGATTAATCGGTTCTATAGTCTCAATTCCGGCAACTGGACCACTAGGAGTGGTGGGGGCTGTTTCTTCTGGTGCGAATTTATTACAAACTGCAAATACACAAATTCAAGTATCTAATGCTTCGGATGTTTCAAGAGGTGCTCAAGGCACAAATGTTCTACAAACAATGGATAGACTTTGTTTTATATTTTATGAAAAACATCTTCGTGAAGACGTTTTAGAAAGAATAGATGATTTTTTTGATAGATACGGTTATGCTACAAATTTGTTAAAAAAACCTAATTTAAATACACGCGAATCATGGAATTATGTAAAAACTGAAAATGCTAACATTACTGGTAAAGTTCCATTCGATGATTTAGCAAAAATAAAAAAATGTTTTAATAATGGCATAACATTTTGGCATGGAGATTATATCGGAGATTATTCAAGGAGTAATAAACCAATATGAGTAAAAATAAACGTTATCGCTGGCAAAGTGCAGAAAGAAATAATCAAACATATTTTGATTATTTACATAGATTAAAAAATTTAGCTATAAATTCCTTTAAATGGGAAAATGTCCCAGATACTATTAATATAGAATATTTAGAACGACAGTTTTTTGAAAAAGGTTATTGCATATTTTTTTATGATGATGTTTTGGGGTACTTATGTTTATCGGGAAGTTTTGAAAAATTAGATGTATACGGAGAACCAACAAGATATACAGCTATTGGAGCAGATTATAATAATTCTAAACTTAATAATAATAACTCGGTAATAATGTGGAATAATTATTTACATCTTCCTACATATATAACTATAGAGCAGTATGCATATAGATTATATGAAATCGAAAGATCAATTGATGTAAATATTAAATCCCAAAAGACACCTATAATGATAATTGCTTCTGAACAGCAGAGATTAACAATGCAAAATTTATATATGCAATATGACGGAAACGAACCATTTATATTTGGTAATAAAGATTTGGATTTAACAGGGATACAGTCTTTAAACACAAATGCGCCTTTTGTTTCTGATAAATTAGAAATATTAAAACATCAAATATGGAATGAAGCATTAACTTATTTAGGTATAGAAAATAGCAATCAAGATAAAAGAGAACGTTTAGTGGCTGACGAGGTTTCTTCAAATTATGGAAATGTAGAAGCTCAAAGAAAAGTTTTTTTAAATGCTAGAGAAGACGCTGTAGATAAAATCAATAAAATGTTTGATTTAGATATTAAAGTTAGTTTTAATAGTGAAATATCTACAATGGTTAACGAACCTAATTTAATTGGAGGTATAAACAGTGAGCAAATATACGACACAATTAATAAATATAATAAATATGGCACCATTAAATAATAGTAATATCAGTTTACAAGATAAAATATCTAATGCTATTAGTTATATTTTTAATTTTGAAACAGGTGTTGAAAATAAAATTCATTTAATAGATATTGAAAAAAAATTTTTATACCATTATTTAATGAGAGAAATTGGATTTGAAACTGTTGGGCTTTGGAAAATGTTTTTACAAGATAGATTTTTAATTAAATCTACATATTACAATGAGTTATATAAAACTATAAATCTTGATTTTAATTACTTATGGGACACTAATTTTAAGGAAACATATAGTGGAAATAAAAAATTAGCTGAAAATATAAAAAATTTGGTTAGTAATAGTAGTCTTTCTGATTTAAATAACCTTATAAATAATACATCAGAATTAATTGAAAGCGATTTGCCACAAACTACTTTGAATGGTAAAGACTATGCAACAAGGTCTAATCAGCAAACAGAAAGATCAAATTCTAATCAAACACAAACAGCACAAAATAATCAACAAGGAAATAGCGAAAGCAATAGAGATGAAACAGAAATATATACTATTCAAAGAACAGGTTCAACAGCTTCGCATCCTGTATCAGAATTGATAGTAAGTTATAGAAATTCAATTATAAATGTGGATGAAATGTTCATAAATGAATTTAACGACCTGTTTTTAAACTTATATTAAAAGGAGCATTAAAAAATGGACGATAAGGTTAGAAATTTTAAATTTTGGTGTCAAAAGGTTATACCTCTTATATATGATGATTCGATTAGTTACTATGAAACATTATGCAAAGTTTCAGAAAAACTAAATGAGGTAATAGATTATGTAAATAATTTTCAAGATACATCTAATGATTATACAGATGAACAAATAAATATATTACGTGATTATTTACAAAATCAAATAAACATTACTAATTACAATTTAGACCAATTAAAAATTAATGGAAAAAACTATGTAGATAACGAAATTTTAAAAGTAACTGGTTATATTAATGAGCAAATATCTGTTCTAAATAAACTTATTACTAATAATAATGATTATTTGAAAAACTGGGTGGAAGAACAGATTGAAAATTTAATCAATAATTTACCAGAAATTCAAAATGTTGTTGTTATTAATCCTACAACCGGTCTAATGGATAGTTTACAGAACACATTAAATAATATGTGGAATGGTATGAGAAGTAACGCTATTAACTGTTCACAATTTGACGGCTCATTAATAACATGTACAGAATTTGATAATTTAAATATAACGGCATATGAATTTGATTTTAATTCTTTAAATATAATATTTAAAGACCCTAATTTTTATATGACATCACCAATAACAGGTGATTATATATTAATTAAACAAGTTGTTAATCAGTTATATGATTTACACCGTCAAAATCCTATTACGGCAGAAGAATTTGATAATACTGCCGGATTGACCGTAACTATTTTTGATGGGTATAATTTAACTGCTCAACAATTTGATAATACCGGACTTCCATACTAATTAATATAAAAGGAGATTAAAAACATGAGTTACACAAACAAAACAACGTATTATGAATTGCCCCAGTATATTGGTACAGATAAACCAACATATTTGGGAGATTTTAACGGTGCAATGATGGCAATTGACACAGCTATGCATAACAATGCAACTGCCGCTTCCGGCGCACAATCTACCGCCGACACAGCAAATTCTTTAGCAAATAATGCTTCTAATCAAGCAAATAGTGCTAATTCGATTGCTGTAGAAGCAAAAACAGCAAGTGAGACCAATGCCGCTTCGATTGAAGCATTGCAAACAACGGTTGCTAGCTTAACTATTGATGTCGGTAGTAATTCTAATGGTGGGTATATTATATTACCTGGAAATATTTTAATATGTTATAAAATGGTTACTACTCAAAGCATAACGATTGACACTCCTTGGACAAATGGGTTTATTCACCCTCATTCTATAATTTTAGGAAATTTTGCTAAACCATTTAAAAACGCTCCTGTTGTTACAGTAACTTCAACATCTAAAACAGCAGGTCAGGGAGCAATGGTTGTGTATAATGAGGGTGAAGCACCGAACATAGGTTTAGGAACCGCAACATTATATAGACCGTCCGCGTCTTCTACTTCTACTATTTATGATTTAATGGTAATTGCCATAGGTGAAAACGCAACCGCATAAACCCGCCCATTAACATAAGCTTTCTCATCAACCAAAAT